CCATGCAGGCACTCAAGGACAAGCGCTCTTCATTGGGTCTGGACGAGATGATTCGAGGATATTCGGATCTTCGACATCAGTATTACCGCAAACTGCGTCACTTTAACGTATTTGGTAGGGGTTGGACCCGCAGAGTAGACGAGGTGGAGCAAGTGGCGCTCCGCATGGCGAAAGAGTGATTCTGCCGCCGATCTTTGCAGCGGTATTCTTGCTCTGCACTGGTTCGGCCTGGGTTTTTGTCTTTGTGCCAATATGGTATACGGCCATTCTGATAGAGAAGATGGTCATGTCCAAAGTCCGCAACCCACACGCAGGTGCATTACGTCACTTCAAGCCCAAGGTGTTCCGCGCCCCGGCCAAAGACAAACGTGCCAAGCGAAAGCAGGAGGCCCGAAATGAAGTGGACCGCTAAAGTTCGTGAAGCAATTCGTGTCTGGTGGAGGCCGCTGACCTGCGTGGGTATTGCGGCCAGTGTATCCGTAAATGGAATCATTATCCCACTAATAAATCGTGAGCCTGTCGAACTTATGGGCTGGGCTGCGGTGATTACGGCTTGCGCCACGGCGTTCGGGGTGCGAACATGGGAGAAGGTTAAAGGTGTAGATGGTCGTGAAGATGTTGTTTAATTCGCTAACACCATACATCCTGGGTGGAGCCTTGGCACTAAGCGCAATATCAGGCTACAAGATAAGGGATTGGCAATGCGATGCTGCACTTGCAAAAGCCTTGGAAGAGGCTGCGGAACGGCAGCGGGAGATGCAGAATGAACTCGAACAACAAGCCAGAGCCTATGAGACCCTCAGAGATTATGCCGATGGGCTGGGAGCCAGCCGAGGAACGAGCATACGCGAGATTTATCGGGAGGTTCCTGCTCCTGCCCCTAGTTGTGCTGCTCCTGATAATGTTGTCAGCGTGCTCCAAGGCGGTATCAATAACGCCAATGCCGCCGCCTCCGGCGAACCTAGAGAGTAACTGCCGCCCACTGGATGACGTTCCCGACCCGCTCATTGATCCAGAGCGGGCCTTATGGGAAAGCCGTTTGATTGCTCGTTACATGGAATGTAGTGTAAAGCACCGCTTGACAGTAGAGGCTTGGCGGGCGGCTGTAGATCGCACAAAGTAACGGTGTGTTGAGTGGACGCAAAATGCTCCTCGTGCGGCGAAAAAAAGCCGGTCGAAAAGTTTTTCAAAAACCGGAAGACGGGCCGACGCGCACGGCGCTGTTTAGACTGCGGCCCTCCAAAGGTCGACGGAGACGAATGGCTTTACAAAAACATAAACGCCCTCTTGTATAAAAAGATGCATCAAGCTCGTTACAACGCGAAAAAAAGGGGCAAGGAGTTCAACCTCACCATAGAGGATTTAATTTCTTTAGCTAAGTTACAGCACAACATGTGTGCGGTATCTAAAGTAAAAATGGCACACTGCCGCCATAATAAATGGGCAAACGTCAGTATTGACAGAATAGACAACAACAAAGGATACACGCCGGACAACATACGTCTGGTATGTTCCGCAGTTAATAGTATGCGCAACCGCATGAGCGACGAAGAACTTTTTTGGTGGGCCAAGCAGATAAGTAAGGGAATGCGCAGTGGAAATTGAAGACATTGCCAAAAAGCTTATGTCTAGCTTTCCGCTCTACGCAAAGAACGTGCTGCGGATCGTCGACAAGAATGGCGAGGTGACGCCGCTTAAGCTTAACCGTGGTCAGATTATCCTACATCAAAAGCTGGAAGAGCAGCTAAAAGAAACAGGCCGTATCCGCGCTCTTGTGATTAAGGGGCGTCAGATGGGAATCTCGACCTATGTCGAGGGAAGGTTCTTTTGGAAGACAACCAAAACAAAGAACGCCAACGCCTTTGTGCTCTCACACCTTGCCGAGTCCACCACCGCCATCTTCCGCATGGTCCGGTTTTTCTATGACAATGCCAGCCATCCAATATTCAAGCCCCCACTGGCGTCGTCAACCACCACCACTATGGTATTTGAGAAGCTCAACTCTCAATACCGAATAGGTACTGCGCGCTCGACCCAGATCGGTCGAGGTATGACGAACCGCTTTGTTCACGCTTCTGAAGCTGCGTTTTACCCAAACAGCGGCGAGATTGTGTCGGGTCTTCTCCAGTCTGTACCGGCAGAGGGGTCCGAGGTTATTGTCGAGTCTACAGCCAATGGCGCTGGCGGCTGGTTCTACGAGCAGGTCATGAAGGCCCTTAATGGCGAATCTGACTGGATGGTGGTGTTTATCCCGTGGTTCTGGCTGCCCGAATATGCAAAGAAAACCGATCCTTTCTTTACACGTTCTCCTGACGAGCAAAGATTAGCGGCTTTATTTGACTTATCAGACGAGCAGCTAAACTGGCGACGCTCAAAAATCGACGAGCTTGGGTCAGCAGACTTGTTCAAGCAGGAGTATCCCTGCACCCCGCATGAAGCCTTCCTGTTTTCTGGCCGGAGCTTCGTGGAGGAAGACTGCCTCATGGATGCGGAACGAGACTGCTACAAGCCCTGCATTGAAGGCAGCTTTAAAGACGGCGTGGTCGAAGAGCATGAAAACGGAAGCTACAAGCAGTGGATCAAGAACATCGACCCAGAAGAGCGCTACTGTATTGGCGTTGACGTGGCAGAAGGGCTTGCTCACGGCGACTACACAGTTGCACAGGTAATAGACTCTCTAGGACGTCAGGTTGCCGCGTGGAGATTGCACATAGACCCCTATGAGCTGGGGGATCAACTGGCTTATTTAGGAAAGAAGTTCAACAGGGCCTACATCATTCCTGAGCGAAACAACCACGGCCTTACAACTATCCGAAGGATGCAGGACTTAGGATATCCTAACCTCTACATCGAGCACACCGTAGACAACGCTTACGCCGACAGAATGACTAAACGAGCTGGATTTTACACGTCTAGTAAAACAAAACCGCTAATCATTGATAATCTTGCTGCATTGCTACGGAAGCGAGACAGTGGTATTGCTGATGTAGAGTTAGTAAAAGAGCTGCGCAATTACGTAGTAAATGATAAAGGTATCACTAACGCAAAGTTAGGTTGCTATGATGACCGTGTAATGTCATACGCAATTGCTCTGTTTGGACTTAATTCTATGCCGCGTAACAGAAGGAACTTGTCTGGCAGCGCAGGTTCTAAATATGAACCATTTGACAATGTCGTGGGGTATTGATGATCGAAGAAGAGTACGAAGACGATCTCCCCGAGGTCGGTCTGGTTCGCACAGACGAAGACCTTGAAGAATACCAAGGGCTTGGGCCGCGCCTGCAATCTCTTTTCCGCGAATACAAGGACGCGCGAAATGAGGTTGAGCTAGAGTGGCTCGACAACTTCCGTCAATTTCTCGGACAGTACGATCCGGAAACCATGTCAAAGCTGGCCGGTCAGCGCTCCAAGGTATTTGTTGGCCTTACGCGAACAAAAGTCATGGCGGCCTTTTCACGGCTTGTAGACCTCTTGTTCCAATCCGGTCAAGATTTCTTCGACATCGAAGAAACCCCCATTCCTGATCTAGACCCAATAGAAATGGCTGAGGTGGTAAAAACCGCCACAGCAGAGGTGATGCAGACTTCAGGGGCTTATGCGCCCACGCAGGTGATGGACATCATCAACGAGCGCCGTGATGAGCTGGTTGACGAGGTTCGTGAAGAGGTCCGCCGCAGAGCCAAACTTGCAGCGCAAGAAATGAAGCTCTTGATTCGGGACCAGCTTTCAGAATCAAACGCCGAACAGAAAATCAAAGAAGCAATCATGGAGGCCGTGATCTTTGGGACCGGCTGCGTAAAGGGCGGCACCATGCGAATCGAGCGCAACAAGCGCTGGAAACGTATGATTGAAAAGGGTGTGCAGGCTCACGCCCTCATGGTCATGGAAACAATCAAGCCAGACATTGAGTCTGTGTCGGTTTTCGATATTTACCCAGACCCCTACGCAACCAGCAACCACGATCTTCACGGTTTGTTCCGCCGCCACGTTCTTACCCGACGCCAGTTTCGTGAGCTACGAGAGCGCGACGGTTTCGACGGCGACGCCGTTCTGGAAATTCTTGGGCACTCGCCTCGCGGAAATTACATCGAAGAAGACCACGAGCGTATTCGCCGCGAGGTGGCGAACATTCGCTTGGTAAGCGGTCCTAACAATCGCTTTGAAGTTCTTGAAT